GGGGAGGGCCTGAGCTATACACACTCTCGTTTAGCTGCAAAATTTTATCAGCAGAAGCAAAATCTTTTAAGAAAGGCTTTTCAATAGTTGCATAGTTAGCATATTTGCCATCTTCTTCATTCCAAAAATTTAAGTTACCACCTTTACCTATTCCCATTATGCCTTGATCTGTAAATATATCTCCAGCGTTTTTCAAAGCACCTAATTTATTACCATCAGATAATCTTTGATCATCAAAATCTTTTAAGTATGCTATTTTTTCTTCTTTATATGTACCCATTTGGCCTGCTAAATTAGAAAAGCTGCTTTGAATACCATTCATTTTATCTCTAAGCTCCATGTACCTCCCAGAAGAAGGATCATCTATTTTAGCTATTTGAGTAGCGTACTCCGCGTATTTTTGTTTGTTTTCTACTAGATAGTTAGAAACTGCTGAATTTTGTTCTCCTGTTAATTGAGTTAAATCAATATCAGAGTTTAATGAATTTATATAAGCACCTACTTTAGTATTAACTAAAGCTTTTTTTGCCATGTTTTGAGCAGTCATTATAGCTAACTCTTGTCCGGTTTCTTTTGCTACAGCTTGAGCACGATCTCCCCAGGTAGATTCTTTACTCTGGCCTAATAGTGCAGCGCCTTTTACTAAATTTATATTCATAGTTTTATTATTTATTATGGGCCACTTGCAGAACCTCCGGGTGCGCCTAAAAATTCTCCAAAAGCACCACCTTTATCAATTGCTCCAGAAGCAAATCCTCCTAATGTTGCACCAACTACTCCGGTAACACCTCCTACTATATCATTAGTAGCATCTTGTCTTGCTTTATTTGCCGCACCTAATCTTTGTTGCGACATACCTAATAATGTTTCCGTTTTATCTTTTTCTGCATCTCTAGATATTAATTCACCTTTTCTTTCGTACAATTGTATATTTCCAGCTTGTTTACGTTCTGCTGCTTGGTTACCTTGTTCTTGTCTTCCAATATCCAGTGAAGCTTGTCTTGTTTGTGCTTGTTGTTGCCCAGCTAATGATTGAGCTAAAGAAGCAATTCCAGATCCACCTGCAGCACCCTGAAGTCCTGACATAACATTAGACAATCCTTGATTAGATTGTTCGGCAGCAAATTGTGCAGCACCTTGATTAACGGTAAGATCCTCCATAGTATTTTCCATACCTTCATAAACATTAGACGTATCTAAGTTTTCAAATTGACTTTTTCTATTATTGTAATCTGTCTGAGCAGCGCGTTGTTCACGCTTTCTTTTTCCGCTACCTATTATTCCGCTAGCTATTCCGGTAAGACCACCTACTATTTGTCCTATCATTTAATTAAGTTTTATAGTTTTATTATTACGTATTATTTACTGCTCTCAAATATTTCGGTACCTACAGAGAACAATTCAGCATATTTAGTTGATTCATTTACAAATTGAGCCTCAGCATAGTATCCTTTTAAAGAACTTACAACACCTATAGGATTTTTTACATAGAATATAAAATCAGCTGCTGCTGGAGGAATTACACCCGCTGGAGCATTAATTACTATTGTAATAGGACTAATTGTTATTGATGTTATTGGTCCCATTTGAACCTCTAAGTTAGTTGAAGCATCTAAATACCATGCTATATCTCCTACTTGAATACCTTCCGGTAAAGCGTTTGTAAACGTTAAAGTTATATTTGCCATATTTATATTTTAAGGTGTTACGCAACTAGCACAATTGTTCCAAGGTCCAGAAACTGCATCTATAAAATAACTAGGTGCTGAACTATTTATTCCCGTAATAGTAGCACAAATTATTGGAGCAATAGCAGATGCTTTAACATAAACAACATCCCCTATATTATAAGTCTGCGATAATAATATTGATTGACTTCCATTAAATCCATTTGTTCTGTGTATGTTATAAGTTGCACTACTTGAACAAGCTGTTGCTGAATATGAAGTTTGAGGTGAACAACTAGGGCAATTTGATAAAAGTCCTAGCGTAGATCCTGATTGTTGTCTATATTGTTTTTGAGCCATTTTTTAAGGTTGAGGTTGACATGTTATATTATCGCTATAAAATCCGTTTGCTGCAGCAATTGTTAATGCTTGATTACTAAATAATCCGTTATTATTAAGGAATGTTTCACCAGCTCCTACAAATACATTTACAGAAGTAGCAGTTCCACAGCATAAAGTGTTTTGTGTTGTAGCATAACATAATTCTAAAGAAACAAAGCAACTAGGGCAAGGTGTTGTTGTAGTTGTTGTAAAGGCTGATCCATTCCAATATCTATGACCTACTGATGTAGCATAAAATCCTGCTGGAGCTAAAATTGTGCCTCCAGAATTAGTGTATATTAGCGTAGCTGTTTGAAAACTAGTAGAATTAAAATAGTATGTAGCAGTGGTACCGCAACAAGCCGTAGAACTATTTAAAGCATTATATCCCGCCTGTAAAGCCACCAAAGTAGTACCTACTTTATTTATTACATTATCTAAATTAAGAGTAAAAGTAACATCTGCTTCTCCAAATTCAACTACTTGAACAGACAAGGCTATTGTAACACTTTGAGCATTAACTTGAGTAGCTGTAATTGTTGCACCGTCTATAATATTACCTTTTGTTCTATATACTTCTAATACACCTCCTGCTGCAATTGTAATATTTGGGCTTACTGTTAATACATTTCCAGCAACTCCCGTAACTTTAAATTGAAAAGGTGCAGAATCGCCTCCTGATACTAGTTGATTAAATTCATCATTTACAAGTATACCGGTAGCATTAACCAAAGTTATTGTAGATGAATTTGTTACACTTGTAACAACAGTAGGGTCAATACCTAATCCTTGCGTAAACAAAAAGTCATCCATTTCAATATCACCATCATAAGTTATAGTGCTAGGGGAAGCTATGGTTAACGGCCAAGAGGCTGTCATAAATGTGTTTACTGGAGACGCAAAAGCAGTACCTTGCCTAGTAAATGTTGTAAAGCCAGTAACCCCAACGCTCGATGACCCCGCTATAGATATAGTTGGGTTAATAGCATATTGAGTTAATATTATAGGATTAGTTTGAGGAAAGCCAGATGCAAGATCTCCAGATAATGTAATCGTATAGACAGTATTAGCTGTTGCTCCTGTTATATCTGGAAAAACTATTGTTGTTGTATAAACCCCAGTAATACCCATAGTAGCATTTAATTCAGCATTGTAAGAATTACCAGAAGTATCTGTTACAAGCACTGTAAACACAGCCCCAGAATCTCCGTACAATGTTAATACTCTTTGAGCCCCTCCTAAAGAAACCTGGGAGGTATCAAATAAGTAAGATGTTATTTCTTGAGCAGGCACAAATATAAGATCTGAAGGTATTTTTATATCTATAAAATCTCCCGCTACATTATTAATAGGATATGTGTAACTACAATTTAAAGCATAAACAGTTAAGTTACCTGCCGCGTCATATGTAGGTGTTTGAACAACTGTATAGTTAGCTTGATTACCTGTAACAATATTAGCAGAAGGATTTTTTAAATAATAACCTGTAGCAGCGGTATATGTTTTTGAAAACAAAGCATCAGTTTCTCCAAATGCTCCGGAATCATTATAAACGACAGCTGTTTGACTTACAGGTGTTACATTAGTTCCTACTGTAGAAGTAAATGTTCCGGCTATAGTTATAAGACTAACTGCAGCATCGCCAACAATACATAATGGAATATTATAATTATTTGCAGGCATTATAAAACCAGTCTTAAAAGTTACGGTACACGTTACATTTAATCCCGATTGAGCAAATACTACAGTTTGTACAGCCGGATCAGAAAAGCTTGCATCTAAAGAAAAATCCGCGGATGTAGCAGTATAGCCTGCATTTGGCTTTATAGTAATTACGGCTGTTGGGAATTCAATATATACGGGAGTAAACTCACCCACCTGGTATATTACCGATGTAAAATTATAATTATTAATTGTTATTGGCATATTATATTATTTTATGAGCAAGTGTAACTAAAAGTATTATATATTTCTATTGCTGTTATAATTCCTGTACCATTTGTAGTAACTATTACCGTATTATTGTCAGGTTTATTTGCTTCAACAGTCCATGTACTTCCAAAAGGCATAACGCTTCCCGTAGCTAAATTATAAACTTCTTTTCTACTGTAGCCAGGATTACCTGAACTATTTACATTCTTTTTAGCAAAAGTGCCATTTGACAATTTGCTATATAATTGTGTGCCTACAACAAAATTAGCAGGGCTATACCAATAAGAAGTTGGAACACTCCATTGACCACCTGAGCGTGTTTCTGGATCAAGGGCTAACCATGAAGTCATAAACCCTTTTATTGAGCAAACTAACGCCGCACTTGTAACAACTGGTATACTAAAAAATAAATGTGGTACACTAGGATCATTTACTCCCGCTGTTCCTCTTAATGAATAAGTAGGATCTCCAATACATGCAGCTAAAGTGTTATACTGTATTATACTTGTAATTGTACCGGCAGCATTTATAGTTATTAATTTATATGTATTAGGCACAGCCAGCGAGTTATTTGCGTCTAAAGAAGCATTACTTAATGTTGTTGCTCCATTGTACAATATAGTCATTCCTGAAGTTGTAATTGCAGGTAATAACGTGTTATTATCATATAACACCGCTCCAACAATTAAACCAACTGTAGAAATATATTTAAGTTGCAAATCGCCAACAAGTACATCAGTATAATCTTGATTCCTTAAATCGTAATAAGCTTCAATATTACATTTAGCATTTTGAGGAGTATCAGGACGTATATCCACTGAATTTAATTTTGGATATGACCATAAATAAAACCCGGATATTAATGTATCTGGCACAGAACCACCGGAGCTGCTACATGCTGGATCAATAGTTACAGTTAACAAATAATCTTGAGGATCAGCTTCTACTGCACTATTACCAATACCATCACCTGTTTTACATACTTTTAATGCTTTTATATAATTAAAGTATTTACCTTCTTTATTTTCAAATTCTTTTACTTCTCCAGATTCAAGGTTTGTTCTAACATAATCAACGCGCCAGCCTTCTTTTTTTACTTGAGTAGAAGTAGGTATACTTTGATTTGCGTTAATTTCAGCTATAGAATACCATTGATTATTATATTCGTATTCTAATTCTCTTGAATTTGTACCGGTATAATTTAAAGTAGCATAGCCTTTTACTACATTAGGCATTTCATTTATAACAACATTAAAAGAACTTAAGTATTGAATACCATAAAAGTTATTGTATACATTGTTTATATTATGTTCCCACACTAAACCTTTATTAAAAGTATAGTATATATTATTTAAAGATATACCGCTTTCAGGTAAAAATGATTTTCTACTTGTCCATCCGTTAACTGTTTCTTTAAAAGATATTGTAGTGGGAAATGATTCTTTTGCATCAAAAGGTGTTAAAGGTGTTTCGCAAGCAGCAGATAACTGATAAGCAGTGTCTGCAGATAATATGGTTCTCCACTCTGGGCTAACGCTATCAAGCTTAAGGTTATATAATCCTTTATCCTCGTCATAACTTCCTATTAAGTTTTTAGATGATCTTAAGTTATCTGAAAAGAAATCATCCATACCTTTAGTAGATATTTCCGTTATACCATCTCTTGATAATCTTATTACAGATCCTCTATTTTTATCCGCAAAATATACTCTAAAACCATAATCTGCAAAAGACTCCGGGTTTTTTGATATACCAAAATCTCCGGCATAAGGAACAGTTTGCCCTAGCACTGCCTTATTACTTGTTACGTTTACATTACCATCAGCATTAAATAAAGCATCTTTATTTGCTAATACTCTAAAACATTTATCTTCACATAAAGTTATTAAGTCAGTATCTCTAGCATGCAATTTTTGTATTGTACCATAAATAGGATTTAAATCCTTAGTAATAGGCAATGCTTGTATAAATTGATTTAATCTGTTTATACCTGATGTTGAATTAAATATTTGAGAAAATATAAACCCACTACCTCTTCTTTCAGCCGCATAAGGCTCATCTAGTACTGTAGATACTTTGGGTCCTTTGTCTATAAAAACAGCGTTATAATCATCTCTTATCCTATTTGATTCTACACCTGTACCATATGAATAACAATTCATCCAGGCTAACGATTGATTTGCTACATTATAATTAGCTATAGGTAACGAGTCACTAGCTTCATAATATAAATCTAAATCAACAGTTTCTTTCGGTTCTGTTTCAAATATTGCTGGGTTTTGAGAAGTTAATTTTTTACCTGCAGATATTACAGGTTCAAGTGCTTGAATTGAAGGCAAAACAGTTTCCAAAGCATCCCATTCATTAACTAAAGGAAACCAATCTTCTGTTATTTCATTGTCTAATTCTATATAAATAATGTATTTTTGATTATATGTAGCGGTAGAATGCTCACAAGGACCCAGGAATTCTTGAATTGTTCTTCTACCTCTATAGGATCTTTGCGATATAGCAACTACAACATTATATACTTGGCTATAAGCTCCATCAACTTTATTTTGAAACCTTATTGCTGCTCCAGGGGATAAAAATCCATCTGGTGTAGCTGTTGAAGCGGCCCAATTTCCCCCTTCATATTGACTAACACTAGAACTCCCAAACATTTGATTTACAAATTCACCTGTACCACCGGCTTTTCCACCAGCATATATTACTCCAAATTTTCTTGAACCTCTAGTAGGTGGCTGAAAATTACCAAGCTTATTAGCGTCTGGAGAATAATTTGTATTAGTAATAGAATGACCTATTCCTCCATTCCATCCAAGCACTTTTAAAGCGGGAGCGTGATTACCACAGCCAGGTACTGTACTTCTAGCACCAACGTCCGCATATAAAAAACTATCTGGAAGACCAGCATTATTATTATAATTTCTTCCTCTATCAGCTACAAATTCATCCAGTATTGAATACTGCACAGGCATAGCCGCAAACGAAGCTATAACATTTGTATCAAAAGCAAAATTTCTTTGTACTTTAGCAAAAAATCTACCAGCAAATTCAGGCTTGTTTTTTACTTCGTCTTCAAGTATTGTTACAGTGTAATCTGCTCCAACAGCTATATTTGCTAAAAAAGCAGCATCAGGGCCTAATGCTCTATCTAACACTAAATTATAATCAATTTTAGTTTGAGCTCCATTAGGATTAGAAGTTCTTGAAACAGCTACATCATATATATCAGAAACACTTGCTCCTGAAGTAAATCTTACTTTGTTACCGTTTAACGACGCTCCAAAGTCTAAATTTATATCAGATGTGGGTCCTTCAAAATTTAAAGAAAGAAATCCAACTTCAACTGTAGTTTTTTGCTCTACTATGCTTGATGTAATTACCGTATCAAAAGTAGATATAAATTCAGGAGCTTCTGCTTCAATAGAAATTATCTTGTACCTATTTAAACCTAAAACCTGTTTGTTTGTATCGTGTTGCTTTTTTAATATAAGATATGTTTCTTCATCAACTTTGTTTCTTTCTGAAGATGGAAAAGATAACCAAACATTACCGTCTTCCGCTTCATAAAATCTATCTAAAGCTAAATTGTAATATTCGGTTGATATTTCTTTTATAAAAAATTTATAATGAGTAGCAAACGAAGGGGCTACATTTGATGGCGATATTGTTAACTTGTTTGTTTTATTAGAATCAACTACATCTATTTTAATACTACCCTGCTTACTTGTAAATACAGGAGTTTCTCTGCCATAAGCATCTATATAAACTACACCAGCTTGGTAAGTTCTTATAGATTTAACTGAAGGAAAAGGAAATTGTATTTTAGTAGGATCTGCAATCGCGGGATGATTAGTAGGAGTGTTTGTTAAATTTAAAGTAGTAGTTCCTACATCGTAATTTTGTAAATAATTACCGTAAACGATTCTATTACCTATAATTTCTTGGCTTTTAGCCGCTCTTGGTACATTATCCCAGGGTCTCAATATTTGATTAGCTTCAACTACAGCTCCTATAAGTTCTGTTTCAACTTGAAAAGTACTAGGCAATACGGCAAAGTCAGATCTTTTTAAAGTTTCTACCCTATATACTGCCTGAGTATTGCTTTCTTTAAATAAAATATCTAATTCTACAACTTCTTGACTATCCCAAGCTAAGTTGCCTATTTCAAGAAGCCTAATATTATTAGTCATACCTTCGTTAAATCCATCAGAAGATAAATATTCAAACTTGCCGCCAACAAAAGCAACTTCTGAAAAAGGTGAAAAACAAGAATATTCATTATCAATAAACTTCCATCTATATGCAAATCTAGGAAAAACATATTCGAACATAGGAGCTTCTTCTACTAATATAGCGTCCCAGCTATAAACTATTATATTTTCATTTGAATTTCTAAAAGTTAAAATGTCATTAGAAATGGCTTGTATTTGGCCTGTTATTGTTGTATTATTTACAGCAGTAAGCTTAAGGCTTATAGTGTACTTGTAATTTGTAAAAAACTCTGTAGTAAAATCCGCTTCTAACTCAATGATATCACTTGCAACCCATGCTGTAGGTATTGTATTAACTACAAATGTTATTTCGCCATTCCAGTTTGGTATAGACGATGCAGCATAAAAAGTTGGCGAGTTAGCTATATTAACTAAGTATTGACCATAAGTATCTAAAGGAACTCTGCTTAAAGGATCAAGTGAAACATTTTCTACATAAGTAAAATTAATAGTAGCCGGTACTGCCATTGTTGTGCTAACAGGCAGCAATCCTGTTCCAGGTATATTGGGTCCGTGCTTACTGGCGCTAGCGGTAATTATAGGAGCGGCTAACGGTGAAATTTTAATAACTGTTATATCTGCTTCCGTAAAATTAGGCTGGCCGTTTAAATTTTCTAAATATGTTTGTTGATCAGAAATATATTTAGGTATTTTAGTATGCGTAAGAAAATCAGTAGATCCAGTCTTAAACTTATTTATGTTTATTTTTTTTGGTTCTGTTTGATCATCTGTCCAAAATATAAAATCTTCAATTATATTTATACCAGTTATAAGATAATCTTTTGTAAACTTAAGTATATTTAAAGTATCAACTATTACTGGAGCAATAGATTTTGTTGTTTGATTATATTCTGCAATTGTACTAATACTATCAGACGCTATAAACCAATATATCTTTTCTGAAACATCGTTTCTAATGGACCCAATGCAGACCGGGTTAGATAATGCATCTATATAAGACCCGGACCATTCACGACCCCCTAATTGACCTCTACGCTCAAGTGTGCCTTTTATGTTCTGTAAAGAACCAACATTACCATTTTCTGAGTTTGCTAAATCTAAATTTAAAGCATCTCGGTATTCACCGTTAGGAACAAGTCTTTCGTCAAGATCTTTGTTCATTCTTCCGGCCTGGAAAACATGTACAAACTCTGGCATATGTTAGTGTTTTATAATTTTAGATTTATTACGCATTACTTGTGTAATCTCTTCAATTTTAATATTAGATAATCTTAATTTAGCAGTTCTTTTTGCAGCTCCTCTTTCTTTTTTAAATCTAGAAACTAAATACTCAGGAACATTTGTTCTTGTCGAAAGTATTGCGTAAGCCATATATTTATATAAAGCATCTTCTGCAAATTTATGTACAGACATATCCTCGTCTTTTTGTACACCGTCTGATATATATTTTAAAGTAACTATTCTTCCGACAAAACTTGAATCAAAAAATATAATACCTTGTAGTTGATCTATATAGAATACACCATTTGTTTGAGCTTGCTCTGGAGATAATCCGTATCGTTGCCCGTAATGGTTTATAGCTACAATTTCTCTTGTAGGTAAATCTAAATTTTGATTAGGTGTACTTCTTTGAAACTTTTTTTGTGTTTCTGATGATTGCGCAGAAACTATTTCACGATCCTGTTCGTCAAATAAGTATTCATAGTTATCATCTTGTAATATAGGAAAAGGATTACTTGTTTTCATAGCAGGATATATAACTCTTTCAATACCATTACTATCTGTCCATGTAAGTTTTACGTAATTTACATAATCTTTTGGCAAAACAAAGTTTAAGTTAGGTCCAATTTCAATCTCTTGACTTAACACTGAAGGTAGTATATCGAAACTAAATTCTTGTATACCGCGTTGAGCATGAAAAGCAACATCTGTTCTTTTTACTTTTGGAATGATCTTGTCTTCACCTGTATATGATATAATAAAATTATTAATAATATCTTTTATACTGACAAATTGATAATTGCCATAATCTTCATCCCAGCTATTCCATACCCCGTCAGGGCCTAAATAGTATTGTTCGTCTGTTTGATTTATTAAACTCATATATTATGCTTTTTCTTGTCTAATTGTTTCTTGTTCTTCTGCATTAAATACTTGATAAAGATTTAAATCTTTTATAAGTATACCAGCTAATTCTAATATTTTAACAACAAGGTCTGCTTCATCTGACTCATGCAATTCAAAATTTATTGAAGTTGTTGCATCATATAAAGGTTCATTAAATACTATTTTATAACCCCAATTTACAACCGCAGGAGTTTTTATATAATAATAATCTACTTCCGCAGGAAGTATAACCTCTGTATTTCCGTATACTTTAATACCTGAAGTATTTGATACAAAAACAGGTCTAATGTTTTTTGGCTTTGTAAAAGGAGAAGCATCTATATATAAGAATTCATTAGCGTTTATACGCTCTGCTTCTACATTTTCTATTGTAGTTGTTCCAAACGAGTTTGTTGTGGAGTTCTTATATACTACAGTACCTAATCTATAAAGATTGGGTGGTTGAATAAAATGAGTGTTTGCAGAATTCCTTGTAGGAGCTGCAACTGTTTCAAATATATTAATTTTTTCGTTAAGTAAAGTTACCATGTCTGAGTACTCTGTACTGTTTCCTGGTATCCTACCAAATTGATTTATATCATAGAAATATTGTTCAAATATATCTTGTTGTGCTTGATTAGCGAATAAGTTAAATTCCTGAGCGGTTACATAACCTCTTTGCTCTTTGTTAAGTATTCCGAGCACTCTTTGATAAACAGTGTTTACGCTTATTGCCATTTGTATGTTTTTTATTATTATAATAATTAGGCCACTATTACAGCAGCCTAACTACTATAGAGTAACTTATCTAAGTTTCTTTAATATTGCTTTGTAAACTTCCATTCCATCATCAGTCTTAAAATAAGAAGCTAATGCAGAATAAGGATGCTCATCAAAAGGTATTGTCATTAATTTTCTACCACCATCTCCATACGTAAAAGTTCTTTGATCACTAGATAATTGCAAGAATCCTTGCTCTACCGCTTTAGCGCCAGTATTTCTTAATTGTATGTGATCATCATTAGCTAAATCTAAAAATAATACTGGATTTTTTTTAGCAAACAACATTATGTCTCTTTTAAGTTCACTAGAAGAAAGCTTTGTAACTCCTTCTCCATATTCTGATCTTAAAATTGCTTCAGCATGATCTATATCTAAACTTTTAGCTTTAATTAAAGCTTCTAATTCTAATTCAATCCAATCTAAATGATTTTCAGAATCTTTTACTTCATCAAGTTCTTTATAAATAAGATCTTTTAAAGGATGATATATTGATAATAATTTTTGTAAATTTTGTTGTTCTTTAGGAACACTAATTGAACCATTTCTTAATATGATACGGCCTAAGGTTGATGTACCTACTTGCTCGTCTGCAAATATAGATTTTTGATTAGTAGCATATCTAATTTCTCTTTGTGAACCTAATTCTTTATCGAAATAAAGTAAAGGTTTACGAGAAGAATGCTTACACGGTAATGTAAATATTAAAGGAGAATTACCTGTTATTAAAAAGTATGTTCTATCTTTAAATTCAAATTCCGGTTTTACTTGTTTACTTACTTTTGGTTGAGTCGCAATCTCAACTGGTTTTGCTACTGTAGCTTGTTTAGCCATGATATAATAAGATTAAATATTTATAAAAGTAATGATTACCCCCGTAAATACAACGAGGGTAAAAATTACATTAATTAATTATGCTATTTTCTTTAATAACACAAAATTGTTTGCTGCTTGTACACATAAACATCTTTCTGATAAAAAGTGAACGTTCATTGCATCTTCGTCGCTTGTATAGTTTCCACCAACAGATCCAGTGATCCAAGATTTCATCTTTCTATCGTCAGCTTCAGAAGCTCTATAACGAATATGTAAGAATGGTCTTGAAATGTTCTGTCCTAATTGTTGGTCATATACTGTAGACGTTCCAGCTGGAACCATTACACCGTCAATATCATCAATTAATCCACGAGTAGTAGCGTCATTTAAGTATTTCCAGTCAGTTTTGTAGAAATCATAAGATCCTCTACGGAAACCACTAAACCCTAAGTTAAGTGCCATATCTTCTGAATTGTTAAATACTCCGTAAGAAGTTCCTCCAGTTCCATAAGAATTTTGAGCAGCTAACATATTGTCAATAGCTAAAGCAGTACCTCTTCCTAAGAACATCATGTTCTCTTCAATAGCTCCTTGCTTATCAAGCTCCTGTAAAATAGTATCGAAATCAGCTAATCCAGTTGCTCCTCCAAAATCAGTATCAGAATAAACTAGTCCTCTAGTTTCTAATGCAGCGAAAAGCCCATCAGAACCTGTAATAGTACCTGCAGAACCAAAACCTGCACCCGCAGTAATAGGGTTAGTTGCAGTTTCTGCTTCTAACATAGCCATTTCTAATTGATCTTCAAAACGAATTCTAGCTTCATGCTCAGACTTTAAATACCATAAGTATCCAGAAGTTCCAGCTTCAGTAGTTACTTCAACCCACCCAATTTGAGCAGTATCAGAACCACTTACATTGTATTTATCTCTAAGGATAATAGGTTTGTTGCTAAACTGTTCGAAAGCAGCGTCAACTGAAGTACCTGCGTTAGAAGTTCCTTTTGCATATTCAGAACCGTATACAAATATCTTTCCATTAGCTGCAACAGCCGTAAGATTTCCTTTGTAACCTGCTACTGTTAATGTAGCAACTCCTGATGCAACTGCAACACTTTGTACATAAGCTTTTTCAACTACTAATCCGTTAGCACTAGAACATACGATAGTAGCTCCAGGTCCAATAAGATTTTGTGATACTGCACCTGGTCCTGCTGGAATAACTACAGTTGTAGCTGTTATAACAACTGGGTCATATGCAATGTGTAATCTACCTTGCTCAGACCATACTACTCTGTCTGAAGCCATAGGCATTTCTGCTCCTACCATGCGTAAAAATCCAGAGATAGTACGGTTTCCGTATCTTTCTACTTCTTTTTCATATACTTCTGGTAAAAATTGTTGTGTAAAATCCATATCTGCTAGAGATAGGTAGTTGTCGTTAAACAACGATTGTGTAGGTCTTGGTGTTAAATGCGCCAATGCGCCAACACTACCTGTAAATGATCCTGCCATAATTTTAATTTTAAATTTTTATTATCTTTGTTTTATTCCAAACTTCGAAGAACCTTTAGATGTAATAGACTTAAACGTAGTTCCTGTAGAATGTTTGACGTTTTCATGAACCCCTCTCGGACTCATATCAATATTCTTTGCATTAGTTACGCTTGTTTTCATGGCATCGGTTTTTCCTTGCTCATAAAAGTGTTTTGCAATTGCATCTGGATTCATAGCTGTAAATAGAGACTTGTGATAACCCGCGGCGTCATTCATTTCATTTTTATCGTTCAAGAACTTCTTGACAAAATTATTGATATCTCCTTGGGTGTCTCTTACTTGGTCTGCGTTATTTACTTTGTAACGAAATTTCTTTTCGCCAACATTGAAATCAAAACCTTTGAAATCATTGGAAAAAAGCTTTTCTGTTTTAGCATTAAACGTAGACACTTGATGTTCAGCTACTTTGGTTGCTTCTTGTTTTTCATTATTATAACGGTTGAAAAACTCTACCGCTTTTTTTGTTTCTGGAGCTAAATTAGTTCCAGCTTTTATTTCTTTATAGTACTTACTTTTTAAGCCGTCTAGATGATTCTTAGCATTTGCTAGCTCTTCTTTTCTTGCTAATTTTTTTCTACGTATATCTCTTTCTTCATCAACCTCTTCATCATAAGAAAAATTGTCTTCCATTATAAAGTCAATCTCTTCTCTATCTAAATGAGGTTTTGTATTTTCGTAGAATTCTCTTAATAATTGATTATCGTTTAAAGACGAATAATCTGTATTTAGTTTTACGTAATCTTCCAAGCTTCCGCCGGTTTCATCCATAAACTCAACAACCTTCTGAATATTTTCAGGTAATGGAACTCCAAGATCTTGTTCGACAACAGCTTGCTGAATTTCTTCTGCTATTGTTTCTACTTTTTCTTCTATTTCTTCTTCTGTTATTTCTTCAATAACTGATTGGGGAGCATCTTGAACGGAGTCTGGTTGTTGTGGTATTTCTTCTTCCACTTTTTGTACAGGCTCGGTTGGTTGATCTGCAACCACGTCTGCTGTTTCTTGCTTTGTATTGGCATCTTCGTTTAGTTTGTTTAGTTGACCTAAATCTACTTTGATGACACCATCTTCCACCGACATAGGTTTTGATTCTTCTGCTTTGATTTCTTCAACAGCAGGTACTTGTTCTTCTGTTTGTTCTGACATGATAAAATATGATTAATTATTACTATTATTATTACCTAGGGTCTGACGAACCTAAGTTAAAACCACCGCCCATTGTATCAAATCCACTTGATTCAAAGTTTTGAGCTGGCAAATTGTTTTGTCTTTGTTGTATTAGTTCACTTTGTTGAGAAGCTTGTAGTTTAGTTCTTTCGTCCTTTCTATCTTCTTTTTCCGTAATTTCTCTTTTAACCCCGCTAACTTCAATACCTTTAAGCTGCATATTCATTTCAAACTCTAATTGCATTAACTCTTTTTTCAAAGCAGCTTCTTGCATCATTTTTTGTTTGTCTATTTCTGCTTGAGCTTGCACTAATGCAATTTTTTGTTGTATTAAAGCTTGGCCTTTTTGAACTTCTGCTTGAGCAGCCACTTGTTGTGCTTGAGCATTGGCTTGAGCCTGAGCTTGGATGTTTTGCTGTTGCATTTCTTGATCCAGCTTTTGCTTAGCTACTCTTCTTATTTTTAGCAATTGATTAGCAAGTTTAAGACTTCTTACTTCTCTAAGATCAATGGCATCCGATAAATCTATTAATCCGCTTTGAACAGCTGCTTGAATATTGTTTTCCAATATAGCTCTTTCTTCTTCATCTGGTTGTAATTCAATAAAGATACCAAAGTCGTATAAATATAAGTCTTTCATTTCTTCAAGAACTGCTACATTTTGATTACCTATTTTATGTATAAAAGCATCTCGTGTTGGAGAGTATTCTAAAATATCGGATATTCTTAATGATAACCCTTCGCATAAATCCGATGTTAAAAATAAACTACCGTCTAATATATGTCTTGTTGCAACATTTGAATTAGCTGCTGCCATTTTTTGAACACCCACTAAAGCTCTTGCGTCAGGAGTACTTCCATCTCTAGCTTCGTTTAATCCAGTTACATCGCGAATCATTTGCATGTAATAATTGTAATTTCCAATTAATGCTTGCATTTTTCCACCACCTGCACCGGTTTGTATTTCTTGAATAGGTACTTTGCCTGGATTCATATCACCGTCTTGGGTCATAGATCTACCAATTACAGAACCTGTTTGAAAAAACATATTAAGAGCTTCCTGAGGATTGTAATTTGTACCATTACCTAAATCAACTTCAGCTAAACCATCAGCATCAAGATAAACACCATCCGGCACCATTCTTGACATTACTTGTTGTAGCTTTAAATGTGTAAGTTGAATCATATCTGCAAAGCCTGTTATACGACTTACTACAGATTCTATTCTACCTTTATACATTCTAGGTGCTGTAATACTATAATTCATTTTAACCTTAGTATAATCACTCTTAGGTCTTATCATGTTTTTAGCTAGCTCCCATTTAAGCATTCTGCCTCCTACAACTTTAACTCCCTCATATAATACTTCTATTGATTGAGATAATTTTTCAATACCATACTCCTCATACATTTCTGGCGGAGGATTAAATTCATCAGTTTTAGGTATTATCTTTGCGGCTCCTGTTGCCGTCTCTTTAACTTTATAAACTTCGTTTGTAAAAGTCTTATAATTAAAATAAAGGACTTGAACAGTATTGGAATCGTCCTGGTTAGAAGTGCTAATAGTTCTATCATAAAACCCATTGTTACTAACTGACTGACCTGCAATTGATTGCAATTCATCATTAGTTAATCCAGGAAATTCTTTTTTTAATTCATTTAAATGCACAGACCTTACTTCTCCTACATAATATATGTCATCAAAATAAGGTGATTCTGTATAAGACCAAATTAAATTTACTGGATCTACATAATCAATTAAAGCTCCTTCAGCTTTTGTAAAAGTATTTTTAACTGCACCAATACCTATTGTAGTTAAATCATAATTACAACGTCTTTTAGTTAAGTCATATTTGTTACCATCTAGTAGTACCTGTATTGCTTGTTCTTCCGCAATTTCTACTTGCTGCTTATAGGTAAGCTGCATATGTAAATCTAATTCTTCTTTATTTTTAGGTAATGTTTCTGGATTGTTTTCAAATAAATTAACACCAAAATTTTCTTGAACAAAAGTATTAAGTTCTTTTGTTTGCATATCTCTAATAAGAGATTCCATATACCTTGTTCTTTTATCAACTCCGTAAGGATCTTGAGAATAAGCTCTTATGTCAAATAATCTATCAGATATACCATTAACAACTATATCCACAAACTTGGGTATAATTGGAACTGGTTTCCAGTCTAAATTAAGATAAGATAAATCTCCATTTATAGATAATTCATCTTTGTATTTTTGTATTGGTTGTTCTCCTCTTGCGTATAATCTTAAATTGTGAAATGTAATTTGATTGCTTTTAAACCTACTACCACCACCATTGTCATTATTAAACCACTCACGTTCTATAGCTCTACCAATAGTAGTTCCATAGTCCATAGACATTTTTTCCGCATCGCTAGCAATCTGGCTTGGAAAATAACTTGTTACAACTGACTCAGCCATATTTTTATTTTTCTATTAATTTTGATAAACCACCACTGTTGGTGTATTTAGCTATTTTTAAACTTAATTGTTCTCTTTCAACTTTTTGTTTTGGATGATATAAATGTCTGTTACAAGCCATTACAGCAAGTCCAGAACTTATAGCAGCATCAAACTTAGTTCTATTGTTTATATCAAATCCTGCCCAATCATTTAATGTATTATTAAAATACATTGTTCCATACTGACCATCTTCTTGTAATCCGACATAATTATCAATATATGTTTCAATAGCCGCTGCATGAGCTTGCTTAATATCTTCACTTGAGTTAGGCATTCCACCTATTTCTCTTTCGGTAACCGATAACTTATTCCAAACCTTATCAGGTCTATTCATAGAATATCCTCGATAGCCTCTTCTTTTAAAATAATATAAAAGTCTTGGTTTGTTATTTTCACATAATAAAGGCATACCATAAAATACGCAAGCCATTAGTACATCTTCAAAAAACATTTCAGCGGTTTGTGGTCTAGCTATATACTCTAAAAAAAATGTATTAGCGGGAGCATCTTCCATGCTGAATTTAGTCAATCCGTGCAAAGCACCCTTAGATCCTTGGCCATCAGTTGTTCCTGATATATCATAACTATCACAACCAAAAGCACCCATATGTTGATTACCTGGAATTCTTAATCCTTTTCTAACCTCTTGCCTGTTTTGCAAATTTGCACCAGGAACCCAAGATATTTTAAATCTACCATTTGGATTAGGCGTAAATAAAACTGTAGAGTCTTTTATACCGCTAGCCCATTGAAAACTTCCAGTTGTTAATACATTTGTATTATGTAAGTCCTCATTGTAATCTATTTGTTCGTATATTTTAACTAAATTAAATATACTATTTTTTGTTTCATCTCTAAACGCATGTTCCTCTGTTCTTGGGAACTGTCTATAAAATTCATTTAAAGCATCCTGATCGCTCTTTAATCCTTCAGCCTCATTATTCCAGTGCTCAATAACCCCAACGTCTATAACGTCTTTAAACGGGCCCAGAACAGTGTCTTTAGGTGTATCAAAAACAGGATATCCATATTCATCAATAAATCCTTCATAATTCCATTCCATAGGAATAAAAAGAGAATATAATCCTGAAGCTGTTTGCCCGTTCTTGTTTCTTTTTAATACGTTTGAATTGTTATATAACTTTTTAAAATTTGAACCACCTTTATCTAAAGCATTTGATGTTGATCCCATCATACACTTTCCAATAATTCTAGAACCTAATCTTAATGTCGTTTTGGTAACACGCCAATTGTTGAGGATGTTGTTCGGCCTTTCCCATTTACCACTTTCGTCGTGGACGAGGAGTTTGAGTTTCTCCCCATCATAGGCGTTATCACCCGTGTTCTTCCAGTCGATGGTCGTGTCCAGACCGGCGATGGTTTCAGTGGCTTTATTATTATCGAGTCTCCTCCTGGTAAATTTTGATGCGGGTACACGATAGGCGAGTTCGGTCTTTGGGCGGTCCATCCCATCCTGTACTGGTTTAAAGAAAAACGGGAAGTTAACACTAATGGGTACAACCTTATCAGTGAACATTTTTTTCGCATCGGCGCCAGATTTGGACAAAATCCCAAACCGTGCATCACTTGATATCGTGGCCATATTAACGGTCTCGCCAGACGCCATGAATGAAAAGCCGCTACGTCTATTCTTGAGATATGACATACCATAACATCGTCTGTCTGCTTTACAAGCTTCCCAGAAAATGTAGAATAATCTATTTGATTCTCTAAAGTCTGGTTGCCCAACATCAATCTTGGACCACTGCAGGTACATAAAGTGAGTACCAGTAATGTAAGTACCCAAGCCCTTATTATTGAACCAGTAACCGTTTTCTCTTTTATTAAATTGCTCATCTATGTATTGTCCCCATTTTAATTTGAACGTTTCAGGATAATCCCTCCAGTCAAATATGCTATTAATAGCCTTTAACTCTTTAGGATATTCTTCTGGTGTCCACTTGTTAGTAGAATCATCTATTTTAGATGGTCTTTTAGGTAATGCTATTTTAAGATTTTGTATATTATATATATCACCTATTTGTCCTGTCTTGCTTATAACCACAATATCGTGTTCTTTGTTATAACCATATTCCCACTTCTTAGCTTTATTTAGCCTAGATATAGTGTTTGATTTGACAGGAGTTATTATTTTATATAATGTTTGCTTGTACATTATTTAGATCTTTTTTCAGCAAAACCTTTGAAAGACTCTTCTTCTTTTATTTCTCTAGGTTTTTCATCAAGAATATCTTGCTCCTCTTGTATTCTGTTAAGAATTTCGAACGCATCAAATATAGCTAGCTTTTTAGTTGCCGCTGCATTCTTTAATCTATCCGCTGTAATATCTTCTCCTGAATCAACAATAGCCTCCTTAGCTACTTTAATAAGTTCTTCAACTGCTTTGTGTCCAGCCAGGATTATATTCTTCTTCGTTTCCTTGATATTCATATTTGATTGTAATTGAATTAGTGGGTACTCTGAATACTCTATGTCCATTTACAATGAATTCGTACTCTGCCCCGGGCCTAAACCCGATTAAATCTTGTTCTGCTACTCCTTGTAGCTCTGCATCTTTTAAATACAAAATACCTATTCCAGGTTTTTCTATATCATTAGAAAACATTTTAGTTTCTTTAATAGGCTTAACAAAGTTATACCCTATACAAGCTTTCCAAGAATTACAACCACAACTTTCATCTATTCTATTATAAGCGTATATTTGATCCTCGCTTGCAAAGTATATGTTGTCTTTATAATAAGACCTGCTGTTTACTTCGTCTCCTCTAATGTTTCTAAAACGTCTAAAAACATTATGGTGAATAAGCACTTCATCACCTACTTCTATATCTGTAGCTATTCCCGTAGGTATTGCTAAAACTTTAGCTTGCCTATTTGAGTAACTATGATTTTGCATTTCAGTATTTAGCAAAAGTTCTTTGCCTTCTATTTCTATTGCATTGTTATATCTTTCCCCTATAGGTTCTACTACAAATTCGTATATAGCTTTCATTAATATTGCAAATCATATTCAACCGCAATCGCCATGTTTTTATTAAAATCTTTCCAAGGCATTAGTTCACTATTCTTTTCAATATAAATTGAGTACTTATTTTCTTCTTCAATTATATTCTTTATAATATGACCACCATACACTTCCTGTCCAACAGCGTAGTGCATGGCGTCATTTTTATAGTCTTTACCGATACTAATCTTCCTGACTATGTTCTTCATCAGATTCAGTAATTTCACCAGTAGTAACATCTACTTGAACTTTTCCGTAAACTTCCTCCAATTCTTTTTGAATTGTTTGTAAAGCAGCATTAGCCTCTAATATCATACTTAATATTTGATGCTTTTGTGTTTCTAAACCTCCAATTTGCATTTGAAAATTGTTTACTTTTTGGATAGCTTCTTGCAATCCTTTTAACTCTTCTTCGTTTAATTTAATTTTTGACATTTCGATTTGATTTAAGTCGTTATTAATAATTATATAGTTACTTGTTTTTACTAATTCTTAATACGTTGCTAGTAATGATCCTGCTGCCGTAGCTGTTGCCGGCAATACGTAATCCACTACTACAGGTAGGTACGTTCCTGCTTGAACACCTATAAATTCAACAGCTTGAGAAGCTATAGGAGTATTGTTTACACTTGTAATAGTAAGCACAGCTAATCCGTCGCCCCCAAATAATGAAACAGTTTCACCTGCTTTATATCCTGTTCCTGCCACCGCTACTGTTACTGTCATAACACTATTAGGTGCCGATGATAAAGATATCACCCCACTAATACCATCTCCTGAAACTATTGTTAATACATCACCTACTTTGTATCCTAATCCACCTTGCAATATAGTAAATCCTGTAATTGCACCAGCATTTACACTATCTATAGTTCCACTTAAACCTGTACCACTACCTCCTGTTACTGTAAAAGCAGACACAGTATATCCTGATCCTGCTACTATAGCGTTTGTTGTTGGTACTGGAATACTTGTATTTACAGTTAATCCTGAAGCTGCAGAAGCATCGTCGCTTATTGTAGCTACACCATTGGCTGTAATATAAGTTAATCCATTTGAAGTTACTGCTAATGCAGTTGTAAGACCTCCTAATGTTGTAGACATAATAGCTTTAACATTACCAGTTGTTCCTACATATAAAGATGCTTTATTAAGTTTTGTTGTTGCATTTATAGTAGCACTTGGTGTAATAGCTTTAGCGCTAAGTATTCTATCGTTGTTATAGAAATTTCCACTTGTTTTCATAATTGTTATTTATTTTTATTTATTTTTGTTGCTTTTTCCCATGTTCTTCCAACAAAATAAGCACCGTAAACGGTAACTAACAAAGTTTGAAATATAGGTATATATTCTTTTGCTACTTGAAACTCTCCAATGTTCCCATCTGTAAAAGCTAATGCTGTAAATATAAAAGTTATATATATAAGTATCATAGGACGAATGTTTTTAGATAAGTAACTATCTGAATTCATATCCGCCATCCAACGATCTGTTACCTGTTCTTGTGCATTGGTATCAGCCTTCTCTAATATTTCTAGAACTTGCTTTTTAATAATAAGCTTTTCCTCTTTTGTAGTTGTAAGCTTGTCGATAGCGTTACCAATTTCTTTGACAACGCTACCTGTAAGCCATGCAAATAACTTTTTCATTTAAATCATGCTTCCTCCTGGAGCATTCTTTCTTCTGTCTGCTGCAGCTTTATCTCTTTTTCTTTTACCTGTAACAGTTCTAAGTGCATTACCTAATACACTTCCACCTTTACCAGTACTTTCGTCATACTCCACTCTATTAGTACCTTTTTTAGTTTTTCTAGCAACCTTTGCGTTCTTTCTATCGTATTTTTTTCTTGTTCTTTGAGCTCCTTTTGTGTCACCTGCTGCTAATTGAGCATTACCTTTAGCTCTTAACTTAGCGGCTCTAGATGAAGTTTCTTTAGGAGTTTTATTAACTTTAGAAACTTGTTTCTTTATTACCTTAGGATCTAATTTAGTTGTAATTTCAACTTTTTTATTTGTAACACCAGTTGGCTTAATTTCATTTACTGGTTTAGCAACTGCTTTTTTAGCGTAACTAGATTTAACATCCCACTTACCTGTTTTCTTAAAATTAGCATTTTGACGTTTAGCCTCTTTAGTATAAGCAGCTTTATCCATACCTCCGTAAACTTTCTTATCTCTATTTTTATAAGCAGTATCGTATGAAACTTTTTTCTTAACCTTTGGATTGTAACCACCATCTGGCATCTTCTTGTCATCATTACCTGTAAACAAGCTTGGATTGTCACCTTTAAACTTTACATAATGATTATTATTGTAATCATGCTTATCTTGCATATTATCTTTTGCTTGAGATATATTAGCCATTGCATTACCAGCTGGTCCGCCAGCACGCAGTACCGCTCTTTTGCCCATTCTATATAATCCTTTTACAGCTCTAGATGCCATAGTGCCATCCATATTAGAATCATTAAAAGCAGAATCATTTACATAGCCATCAATTTTTTGATCGCGAAGACCTTCTCTAATAGCTTTTTGTGAAGCCTCGTCTTTCTTGCCAACTGAAATTTGAGCTGGCGATCTATCATACATTTTCCCTGGCGATTTATCATACATTTTCCCTGGAGCAGCTAATATGTCTGCTTGAAGGTTTGCAGGTAATTGATCTTGATTACCTACTAATGATTTTTTAGCGGGAGTTCGCTTCATTTTTACAGGTGCGCCCATGTTTAATAGCGGCTGTGTAGTCATTCCTCCTTGTGTTGTTCTTTTAATACGCGCTGTTATAGGCGTTTGTACTGGTCCTGGTTTCCCCATTGTTTTTAGTTTTTATATGGTACTGTTTTATTTAATAAATCACGTCGAGCATCGCAGCCACATGGAATGTTTAATCCTTTTGATACCAAATCCACAACAGTTTTTATACCTGTAGCTTTAGTTATTTTTTCCACCGTGTCTCCTAGCCCTCTTGATCTCATTTTAACTCTTTTTATTTTTATTACAAAAGCTTGAAGCAGCGCCAACGCTACCAAAACCCCATTTCTTTAAAGCCATAGCTTTTCTTGTTGGTTCACCTTTACTATCTTTCATAGCTCCGGCCATTCCTGCAAATCGGCAAGCAAAACTTACTCTTCTAGAATTAGTACCACTTGTTAATCTTTCACCCATTCCCGGGTTTTCTTTACGCATTTTACGATTTGATTTTTCGTATGCTGCGTTTTTTATTTTTACAGGTGCTGATTTCATATTTATTTTTTAAACATTGAGCCTCTCATTTGATAAGGCGATTTAGTAAAGTTTTGTCTAGACTTAACTCTATTAGATGATACAGGATTATTGCCCATCATTCTATAAGGAGAATCTTTTTTCATTTTAGGAGCACCAGCTTCTTTATACGTAGTATCAACTTTTTTAACTCCTTGTTCTACTTTTTCAGTTCCTAATGGTGCAACAGGAGGAGCACTATCAGTAACTTCTACTGCACTATCTGCGGATTTAGATTTCGTATCATTGCCAACAGTTATATCAGGTGTATTTGCTTGAGCTTCAGCAGTAGCTGCAGCGTTGTCCGCATTCATTTTATCTTGCTCCTCATTGGAGTAATCACCCATTGAATTTATACGATCATCTGATCTTCTTATACTTCCACCTATTACTTTTCCAGACGCTTGACTTTCAGTAACTCTACTTGCTGAATTTTTAGCATTTGTATTATTGTTTTTAGATTCATTATATCTGGATGTATGCTTTCCAAGTCTTTTCTTTTGATAGCTACTTAATCCTTCTCTTGCGACAAACACTCCCTCAGCATTTCTTGCACCATACTTAGACATTTTTCTATCGTACTTGTCCATGTCATCCTGAGACTGTCTAACGTACTTACTAGATCTTTTGTTGCTTCTTTGATTTCTTAAAATATCAGCAGGACCTAATCTAGTTTGAGTTTGCTTAGAATAATTATTACCTTTAGTAGTAACTTTTTCACCTGGCACTATTTTAGTTTCAGTAGTTGTTATATCCTCAGGATCTTTAGCATCATCTTTCCATACACAACCGGCCTTTGCTGCAGTTTCGGAATTTTTACCTCCAAATTTTCCACACTTGTCTTTAAACGATGTTAAGTTTGGATCTTCCTTTGTAGTTGTTATAGTTTCTTCTGTATCAGGAGTTGTAGAAGTCTTCGTCTTTACCGCAACTTCAGTTTTATTTTTTTCATTAGGGTCAATCAATAAAGGGCTTCGCTTTATTCTGCTAGTTATAGGTAAGTTCATTTAGTTATTCTTTTATAGTTATTTTTTGATCTTCTTGCTTCTTTTTTTCTTTTGCTGCTTCTGCTGCTGCTGCTGCTGCTTTTTCTGCGGCTTCGCGTTTAGCTTTGTCTTCAGGGCTTTCTGTACCAGTACCTATTGTTATTTCCCTATCTATTGTTGTGTCTCCACCTCCAATATCAAATTTCTTTGCAGTTAAAGCTGCATAATTTTTATGATCGGAATGATTGCGCATCATGTTTTCCCCGTTTACTAATCCCATATTTATTTTACAAGCACTTGATGCTTTGCTAGTTATGGATCTTGCTTTAATTTGTGAGTTTATTGCCATATTATTTTTTATTATATGCTTCGTCTTCCCATTCAAAAGCACCACCTTCTTCTGCGCTTTCACCTGTTTTTTCGTCTATTAACATTCCACCTTCTCTTTTATATACTCTAGGCGGTGATTTCGTATCTTTTTTCCAGGTAACAGTGTCATTAGTGTACTGAAGTTTACCTTGAGCCATTTGATCTAAATGAACTTTTTCATGTTCAACTGCTTCTGTCTTGTCTTTACCTTTTAATGATTTGTCAATAAAGATTGTTCCATCATTATTAGCTTCACCCATTATAGTTCCATCCAAGTCTTTTTTAAATACAGGAGTACTATATGTAGAAGTTTCTTTGTCTATACCAACAAGTTCTGAAAAATCTTTTAATTTAAAATCCATTATCTATCTTTATCTCTTATCATATCATCAATAGCCTTGTTAAAAACTTTGTCTGTATATGTTTTATTGTTATAAAAAACACTTCTAGCCGATGTAGGTAAATCTTCTTCCGCTAATAATATTCTATATATTCTACTTATTAAATGTTTACCTTTTAAAGAAACTTTATATACCGCATATTTAGAAGTAGTTCTATTACGTTCTTTAAATACATCGATCCATCCTTTTCTTCTTAATCTTTCCCATCTGTTTTTATCCCAGGTATATGTGTATATACCGTTTATAAAATCATTGCGAGTAAAAAATTCTTTGCAGTCTAGATAAACTAACAGCTCTAAGTCTGCATCTTTTAAATTATAAGTTTTACAAGCCCATCGTCTGACAAGCCTGTAATACTTAAATAAATTTATTTCTCTTAGATCTGTAGGCGTTAACCTCATTCTACAATAACTACATCGCTAACTTTAATAACATAATAAAGCTTGTCATTCCATTCTATTCCGTGACCTGCGTGTTTATCGTACCTTATAGAAGCACCGGGTTTAATGCCTTCAATCTTATCTCCTACACTAATTACATTAGCTTTTAAATATCTAACGTCGCTATCTTGCTTTTCTGTCAATTCAATACCTCCTACTTTCTTCGGAGCTTCTTTGATCTTTTCTATAATTAAAAAATAATTGATTGCTTGCATTATGCTAATCTTTTATTACTAATTACACAATCGGCAGATACAATAGTTGTTACTACACTTACTGCATTTTTAAGAGCAGACTTAGTAACTAATACTGGATCTATAACACCGGCTTTAATCATATTAACTTCTTTGCCAGTCTTAACATCAATACCCCTATTCTTTATGGTTTGTTTTTTAATCTCAACAATACCCGCATTATCTAAAATAGTATAATAAGGTGATTTAATTGATTCCAAAAGAATCTCTTCTCCTTTGTTTTTTGGCTTAATAGACATGGCAGCATTTAATAAAGCAACTCCACCTCCTGCAACAATACCTTCTTTGTAAGCCGCTTTGGTTGCATGAATTGCATCCTCTACTCTATCTTTCTTTTCTTTTAATTCTATTTCTGTATCAGCTCCTACATATATAATGCCAACTTGTCCAGATAGCATTGATAAGCGTTGTTCTAATTTCTTTTTAAAGAATGGATTATTTTCATTCTCTATACTTTTAGTTACTTCAGCTATTCGTTCAGTAACATCATCAGAAGCTTCAATTTGTAATACTGTAGACTTTTCATCTGTAACAGATTTTTTAACGCTACCTAATACCTCGGGATTAATTAAATCTAAATCATCACCTAATTCTTCGTTCATTATAATGGCTCCGGTAAGAATAGCTAAATCATCCATAGTATCTTGTCTTGTTAATCCAAAACCTGGTACATCTACAATGTTTACTTTTATATTTCCTTTTACCTTATTTGATAATAATGTAGCATATGGTTGTTGTTCCATATCTGCAACTATAAGTAAACTTCTTTTTTCCTTTATAACGTGTTCTAAGATACTTTGTATCTTTCTTATATTAGGAATAGGAGAAGAAACAATAAGTACGTAAGGGTTGTCTAAAACAGCTGTATGCTTGTCTTTGTCTGTTATTAAATGAGTAGACTTTAATCCACTATCAAATTGTACACCCTCAACAAAATCAACATAAGTTTCATTCGTTTCGGATTCTTCCATTAATACAACTCCATTCTTTCCAACTTGCTCATAAGCTTGGCCAATTTTGGTTCCAAGTTCTTTATCGTTATTGCAGCTAATGATAGCGACGTTTTGTAACATCGCGCCTTTAACAACAGTACTGGTTTTATCAAGATATATTTTAACTTTGTCAGCACCGCTAATAATGCCTGCTTTAAGTTCTCTAACTTTTTCTTCATCTAAATGTTTGTTTGTAATCTTTAATAAAGAGTTAGCAAGGACGGTAGATGTTGTTGTACCGTCACCTGCTTCTCTTACAGTGTTTCTTGCTGCTTGCTTTATAAGGGTCGCTCCTATATTCTCAACCGGATGTAATAAGACTACGCTTTCTGCAACGGTTACTCCGTCTTTTGTAATTACCGGTTTTCCTGCAGAGTCTTCGTAAATTACGCATTTTCCTGAAGCCCCTAATGTGGACTTTACTGCGTTTGCTAACTTTTCGACACCTGCTATTATTTGGTCATTCGCTTCTTTTCCGAATGTAAGAGTTTTAACTATCTCACTAGGATTATTATATTGCATTTAATTAGATTTAATTTGATTATTTTATTTAAATGTTTTTACTACTTTTGGCCCGTTAAGAAATTCGACTTTTTTTGCGTAATGCTTAACAGTTTGATCTATTGCTTCTTCAGCATCTTTAAGATCTTCCCTCCTAGTTACATCATGCCATCTATCAAAATCGTTTTCATCTTGATATTCTGTTTGAAAGTAACCGTTTATTAATTCCACAATACGCCAATTCTTTTTATTAGCAATGTGTTTCCAAAGACTTGTTCTGTCCTCAGTTGGTTGTGGCTGACTACCCCACGAATTAGTCTGGTAAAATAGTGTCATTTGGTTTTGGTTTAATTTGACATTAGGTTTGCTCTACCCCGAGCAGGTTATGGTTTTATTATTACGTGTTATTCCTCGTCATTAAGTGGTGGCACCGGAGGAGTTGGATTCATCCATGTAAAATACAAGTCTTCGTTTACTGGAGCTATCTCAATCGCTATGGTTGCAGCTATGCTAGCTTTCATTGCATCTACATCTAATGATCCTTCTAACCATCCAATAACTATAGCTTCAAAAGCTTCAGTATCTGCATAAGGTACAAAAGGGTCTCCAGATGTATAAGTATAACTTTGTGTTCCAATTTGTGTTGAGGAATAATCTTTACCTTCTGATTTTTCAGAGCCGGTGTATCTCCAGTGTACTGTGTAGATTACATTGTCTTCACCCTCTGCTTGGATGTGAGCGTTCATTTGTGGGATATCCCATTTGTAAGTAATTGCCATTTGTCTCTTCCCC